AACCTGCTCAAGGAAGGCGGCAACAATCAGGTTCTGTCCATCGGCCAGAATGACGCCATCGAGTCGCTGAACCTCCAGAACATCGACGGCGCGCTGACCATGGCGCGGGACAACATCATCGCCGACATTGCGGCGGCCACGGACGTGCCGGCGATCCTCATCAAGGATGAGAGCTTTGCCAAGGGCCTAGCGAGCGGCGATCAGGACATGATGGCCGTAGTGCAGACGATCAGTGCCATCCGCACGCAGACTAATCCGCTATACGAGTTCTTCGACAAGATCACCATGCACCGGGCGTGGAACCCGGAATTCTTTGCCGCGCTGCAAAACGCCTACCCAGAGGAACTGGAGGGCAAGGACTACAAGACGTGGTTCTTCGAGACCTGTGACCTATTCGCCAGCGAGTGGCCCGACCTCATCAAAGAAGAGGAATCGGTCAAGACCGAGCGCAATGCGAAGAAGCTGGATGCTGCGACCAAGGTCGTGGAGAAAATCGCCCCCATCCTCGACCCGGAGAATAAAGCCTCGTTGGTAGCGTGGTTTTGTGAGACAGTCAACGACATGCCGGAGCTATTCAGCGCAATGCTCGTGATCGACCAGGAAAAGCTCGCCAGCTATGAGCCTCCGCAGCCTGAGGTGGGCGGTGCGCCAGGCGATAATGACAAGGGCGGCGGTGGCGAATAAGGGGAATCAACGTGGCAAAACCGACATATGAAGAACTTCGTCTAGAACTCCGAAATCTAGAATCTTCGGCGTTCTACCTGACTCGTTCGGCGGACGAGATGAGCGCCATTGGAATGGAGTTCACGGACGAGCAACGAGCGAGGCTTCTGCATGAAACGCGGCTGGCGCTGTTCGATGCAAAGGAAGTCCTGAAGCGGGCGTATGGCGACTAAGGCGCCGACGTTCTACCAGGAAATTTCGGCTGCCATCAGCCATTTCCAGGCGTTCGGGTTCACCTCGCAGGCTCAACTTGACCAATGGGTGGGCCGAATCCGCCGCGCCGCTCTGCTGCAACTCAAGCCCCCGGCCGAGACGGAGCGCGAACTCAAGCGCGTCTTGGGCGACCGCTACAAGCACCTGGTCACGAAGGCCGGCATCCTGAACTCGATGCCGGAAGTCTCCCGCTATACGCTGGAGAAGGTCAAGCCGAAGCTGCGCAAGGAACTCGACCGCCGGATCATGGCGAGTGCGAATCTCATCAGCCTGAACCGCCAGGAGGCTGTGAGCACGACTCTGCGGAGGTTTCAGGGCTGGGCGACCTCGATCCCTGCCGGCGGCTCGCGCGCAGTGGACAAGCAGGCCGAGAAGGACGCCATCCGCAAGCCGTTGTCCCAGATGACGTTCATTGAGCGCCGGGTCGTGATCGACCAGACCCACAAGCTGATTGGCGCCATCCGGGATATCACGGCCACCGATGCGGGCGCCATCGCGCTGATTTGGCACTCGCCCTGGCGGCGCCCCGGTTACGACTATCGGGACACCCACAGGGCTCGGGATGAGAAAATCTACGCCATCCGGGGAAATTGGGCCATCGAGAAGGGCTTGATGAAAGCCGGGCCGAACGGGTATTACGACGAAATCACGGCGGTGGGGGAGGAAGTCTACTGCTCGTGCAATGCGCAGTACCTCTTCTACCTCAGTCGCCTGCCCCCGGAGTTTCTGACAAAGGCCGGAATGTACGCACTACCCGCGAAATCGACTGCCAAGGCCGCGTAAGGCACAATCTCGGCCATGGACGAACTCCCGATTGCCCCGCAAGCCGGCCCGAATGGTCGCGCGGCTGGCATCATGTTTCTCACGCCTGACGGCGAAACTCTGTTGCTGCGGCGCGGCAATGGTGGGGACTTCCCGCATACCTGGGGATTCCCGGGCGGCCATCTTGAGGAGGGTGAAGATGATGAGCAAGCCGCTCGACGAGAAACTTTGGAGGAAACTGGTCACTCCTACAAAGGCCCCCTCACGCGCCTTTGTACAAATGGTCAGTTTGCTACGTTCCTTGCCCGTGGAGTGGAAAAGTTTGAGGTCACGCTCTGCGAAGAAAGCACCGGATACGCTTGGTGCAAGCCCGAAGAAGCCCCGCTCCCGCTCCACCCCGGAATCGACCGAGCATTCCGAATCGCTGCCGCTCATACCGAACTCGACGTTGCTACCCTAGTCCGCGACGGAGATTTGCCCAGCCCGCAGCCATTCTCTGGCTCGGTCTACTTCGCTCTGCGGATCACGGGCACCGGGCACAGCTACCGGAGCGCCCACGATGAGCACGCCTGGCGCGACCCATCGATCTACCTGACCCCGGAGTTTCTGGCGCGCTGCAATGGCCTGCCAGTCATTTGGCTGCATACGGAAGGCCCGATGCTGGACGGCGAATCGCTGTCGAAGCAGATCGTGGGCACCATCATGCTGCCCTATATTCAGGGCGATGAGGTTTGGGGTATTGCGCGCATCATCGATATGGACGCCGCCAAGCATATGGCGAGCGTCCAATTGAGCACGTCCCCGAACGCTGTATTTGCTGAATCTAGCGGGAATGTTAAAGTACCGCTCAAAGATGATTCGCCCCTCCTGATCGAGGGCAATCCTGTTCTGATTGACCACCTCGCAGTATGCGAATTGGGAGTTTGGGACAAAGGTGGCCCGCCAATGGGCGTTCAAGTCGATCAACTGAAAGAGGTTCAATCCATGGCAGGCGAAACCAGCGACGACAAGACGGTCACGAAGACCGAACTGTCGCTCACCGACATCATGACGGCGATTTCCGCCATGGCCGATTCGACGAGCAAGCTGCACGCCCGCCTCGATTCGGTCGAGAAGAACATGCCGGCCCCGGCGCTGACCTCCGCGTCCGACGCGAAGAAGGATGCGGACGAGGCCGAAGAGAAGGAAAAGGCCGAGAAGGCCCGCAAGGATGCCGAAGAGGAAAAGGTCAAGGCGGACGCGAAGAAGGACGCCGACGAAAAGGAAGCCGAAGAGAAGGCAAAGAAGGACGCCATGGACAAGGAAGACTGCAAGGCCGACGCCGACCCGGAAGCCATGGCCGACAGTCAGGCTCGCGCCGATTCGGTCTACCAGCTTCACTCCCTCTCGGCCCCGCGCCCGATGGATGGCGAAACTCCGAGGCCTTACCGCATTCGCCTCGCGCGCAAGATGCAGCCGCACTCCAAGACCTGGGCGAAAGCTGACCTCGCGGCGATCAAGGACGAGGTCGCGTTCAGCATGGCCGAGGCCGCGATCTACGCTGACGCTGCAACCGCCTCGAACTTCATTGGCGCCGCGTCCGGCGACGGCCTGCGCGCGATCCGCCGCGTCGACCCGGACACCGGCCACAACGTGACCACCTACGCCGGGCGCGCCGGCGCATGGTGCGCTGATTTCAAGGCGCCTGCCCAACTCGCAGATGGCGGAATCATCCTCAAGGCGAAGCAAAAGGGAACCATCTAAATGTCTGCCACCTCTGTCGCATTCAACCCCGCTGCGACTACCAACGCAGCGGGCCTGTTCTCGGTCACGGCTACCGGCCTGAACCAGGGCACCGCGTTCGATGACCCGGTTTCTCGCTTCCGCCTCGCTGGCGGCACGCTGGCATCGACCGAAACGCTCGCCATGTTCGGCGGCGTTGGCATCCAGGAGAACATCGCGGCCGGTGGCTTCAACGCCCTGGGCAACCCGGTGGGTCGCGCAACGGCACAAACCAACCTGACGGGCTTCGCGGTCTTCGACCAGAACGGCGCCGCGATCAGCTCGCCACAGTCCCCGGTTCCGGTGACGCTGATTGGTGGGCAGGTCAACTTCTACCGTCTGGGCGTCTCGGCCGGCGCGCGCCTCGTCCTCGCCATCGATCCTGCGCTGATTTCTCTGGACGGCGGCCTCATCACGCAGCAAGTCTCCTGGGACTACACGAACCAGAAGATCGTGGCCTACGACTCGGTTGCCGCCCTGCCGATCAAGATCCTCAGCGTTCAAGCGGCCGGCTGCAAGACGGTCAGCTACAACAGCACCACCAGCGTGGCGACGTGGGTCACGTCGGGCAACGCCTGCGCCATCGTTCAACTGTAAGGACAAGCCACCATGGCAAGCATCTTCCCGGCCTACATCCAGGCGCATCCTTCCTACACGATGCCGGAACTGATCCTTCAGTACCAGCAAGTGTCCGGCTTCACCGAAGCTCTCGCGGGCGGCGAAGTGATGCCGCGCCTGGGCGTGGGCGATCTTCAGGTCTATGCAAAGGCCATCGAGGTTCGCACGCAGATCGCGGCCGGTCAGACGGCATACAACCAGCTTCCGAGTCAGGTTGTCGAGGCGAAGATGATTTCGACGCCTACGTACCTGATGCGTGCGCGCGCCGAGTACGACCACCACGACATCCAGCAGGCCGGCGAATGGGGCGTGTCCCTGGCCGATGCCCAGCGCCTGGCGATGCGCCAAGCCATCTTCCAGCAAATCCGCACGGCGGCTCTGTTCGGCATGGGCGGCGCAGGCGAGGGCCTGCTGAACACCGTGGGCGCGACGACCGCGAACCTGCCGGCCGACTCGAACGGCAACACGACGGTTTCGACCTACGACAACGGCCAGATGGCGCTGTACCTGGTTTCGCTGATTTCGGCGCTGAAGGTGCGCACCAATCAGATCGGCATGAATGTTCGCATCAACATCATGGCTCCGCAGCGCGTGATTGCTACGTGGCAATACCAGAGCATCGTGCAACTGACGCAGTTCCAGCGCAACGGCGCGGGCGTCGAAACCACGGCCGGCGTGGTCGAGAACATCCTGGAGCGCAACGGCGACACGATCACGTTCACGGTGGATGACACCCTCATCAACGCCGGCAGCGGCGGCACCACGGACGCGATCATCATCAACATGCCCGAGTTGAAGAAGCCGGTTGGCCGCTCGCGCATCAATACCAACGTGTTCGCCGACCTGTCGCCTGGCATGACCTCGGCGGTCGTTCAACTGTGCGACATGGTTGCTCCGAAGGAAATCACGGTTCCGCTGCCTGGTGGCGCCGTGGACGTGCTGTCCGAAATCCGCGTGACGCCGGCATGGGCGATTCGCCCGGAAGTTGTCACGATCCTGAGCGCAGGTTTCTAAGGTTCTTGGTTGTCTCCCTCACTCCTCGTGAGTTCGCCCCGGCCACAAACCGGGGCGTTTTTCCATCCGCTGTGCGGTAATATTGAGGCCCGCAACCATGAGTGAGACAACGCCATGAGCCTGTATGTCTGCAACGCCACGCCGCGCCCGCACCACCTGAACTACCGCATCCCTGGCGATGAGCGCGTCTACGAACGCATCATTTCTCCGGGAACGCAGTACAAGGTTCCACACGAGGAGCCGCAGCAGGAAGCCGCGATCATCAAGCAGCTTGAGTCCTACGGGGCAGTCAAGCCCGCCAAGGTCAATGGCGACCGCCATTTCTCGGGCCTGATCTTCTCGGAGAAGGTCATCCCGCTGGACGCGATCCGCGCCGGCCTGTCGGAGATTGACTCCAACGCCATTGCGCGCGCCCTGGAGCATCGCACGGCGGCGGCCCTGGGCGGCGATGCTGTCGCCGCCAAAGAGGCGCAGGCAGCCGGCGCCACGGCCAGCAATTTCGAGGTCGCAGTGGTCGAGCAGCCGCGCCCTGGCGTCGATACGCAAGACCTGCAAAAGAGCACCATCCAGGTCAACCGCGAAGGCATGAAGCCGCGCAAGAACTCGCGCCGTAACTGAGCATGCCCGACCTCGCGCCCACCCTCGCAGGCTTCACGACCTTCTGCCAAAACGTCGCGGGGATCACCACGGACGCGATGCCGGCCGATGATCCCGGGTTTCAGGACGCACTGACGTATGCGCTGGCGTGGGTGCCGTGTGAAATGCAATGCATGAGCGGGCTGCTGTACACGGCCTGCGTCTATAACCTCGGCGTCTCGCTGTTGCTCAATTACCAGCCCGACCAGCCGGGGAGTTGCTTCTTTGGCGGCCTGCGCACCGCCTACAAGATCGGAAACTTCGTCCCGGGCGTAGTGTCGGCCACCTCCGATCAGGCGACTTCAACCACGCTCACCGTGGGCACGCAACTGGCGAACCTGAGTTCGTGGGATTTGCAGACGATGGCAGACCCGTTTGGGCGGCGCGCGATTGCCATCATGGGTGAGTGCGGCCCCGGAGTGTATGGACTGTCATGACTGAGCTGGCCCTGGGTGTCATTGACGTACCGCACCTGGACGACAGGATCACCACTGGCGACCTCGCGGAGATTCTGGAGGCCAAGTATGACCTTTTCCGGGGCTTCTACGAGATTCACGCCGAAGAGATTTCGAACGTGCTCGCGGAAAGCCTGGAGGGTGCGCTTGAAGACCTGACGGGAGCCGGGCATGTGCCAGAAGACCCCTACTACGAAGGGTGCGAGCGCATCCGGGAAATGTTCCAGAAGTGGCTGGACACTGGCGAAGTGGAGAGTGCCGGGCTAATCGGCGTGCCCACCCAGGCCGCACTGAAGGGCATCAACCACCGCAAGAGCAAATTCCAGCGGGGCGCGCGCAGGCCGTCTTTCGAGGACACCATGATCCTACGTGACTCCCTATCGGCCTGGGTCGAGAAATGACCACGCTCCAACAAGGCGCAGCCATGGCGGGTGCCGGCAAGGGCGCCGTACTGCAAGCTGGCGTCGATCAGATTTCGGAGCAGCAGCAATTCACGTTCACGAAGTATTCTCGGCTGATCCTGCCTGCGGATGGCTATGTGTTCTGGGCGCCCACCGCGAGCCTGAACCCGAACGTGATCGATCCCTCGCTGACGTTCACCGCGCCCGGCAGCCTGCACCTATCCCAGCGCACGGAGC